GACCAGATCACCAGCGGTGTCGGCGGCCGCGAGGCGACTGATCACGCGCGCCGGCTGAGCAACGTCGCTCGCTACGGCACCGTGGCGGAAGCGGACTACAGCGGCGAGACGGCCGGCTTCCCCGCGATCCGCGTCTCCCTACAGGATGGGGCGATCCTCACCGACTGGCTGCCCTGGTTCAGCCCCCGCGCCGGCAAAGATCGCGTGTGGGATCCGCCGGAGGTGGGCGAGGTGGTCATGCTCCTGGCCCCGTCGGGTGAGCTAACCAATGGCGTTGCCATCCCCGGCCTGTTCAGCGATGGCAACGCGAACGGCGATCGTGCGGGCCTTCACCGCCGCACCTACGACGACGGCACCGTGGTCGAGTACGACCGCGAGAACCACACCTTCACGGTCGACGCCAGTGCCAGCAACTCCCAGGTGGTGTTCAAGGCGAAGCGCATCAGGCTCCGCACCGCCGAGATCAGTGTGGATGCGGAGGCCGGCGGCGACGACCTGCCAGAAGCAACGATCCACGTGAAGCGGCTGCTGGTCGAGGCCGAGGAGGTCATCAAGCTCAGCGCCCCGCAGCTGCAGCTCAACCCGGGGGCTTGATGCCAGCCGTCATTCGCATCGGTGATCCAGGCAGCCACGGTGGCGCGGTCACTACCGGCAGCTCAGACACAACCGCGAACGGCATCGCGGTCGCCCGTGTGGGTGACACATACAACTGCCCGATCCACGGGCCCAACGCCATCGTCACCGGCAGTCCCGACACCACCGCCAACGGCCAGGCTGTCGCCCGCGTGGGGGATCAGACTGCATGTGGTGCCACCCTCCAGGGCGGCAGTCCTGATGTGGAGGTGAACTGATGGCCGGCATGAGCCGCACCACTGGCGCTGCGTTGGAAGGTTTTGACCACCTGAAGCAGTCGATCGCCGACATCCTTTCCACCCCCCTGGGGACGCGGGTGCATCGACGCGACTACGGCTCACGCCTCATGGGCCTGGTCGATCGACCCATCAACCAGTTCCTTGTCGCTGACATGGTGGCAGCAGCGGCCGAAGCCCTCGACCGTTGGGAGCCGCGGCTGAAGGTGGAGCGGCTCACGATCGACAGGGTGACGGCCGATGGGCGGATCGAGCTCAGCCTGTCTGGCTACTATTTGATCAACGGCCAGCAGGTCACGTTCGAGGGGTTGGTGCTCTGATGGCCACGATCGACTTCTCGACCATCCCTGATCCGGAGATCATCGAGCCGCTCGACTTCGAGACGATCCTGCAGAAGATGCTGGAGGACCTGCGGGCTCGCGACCCCAGCTACACCGAGATCCTGGAAAGCGACCCGGCGGTGAAGATCCTGGAGGTGGCGGCGGCCCGCGAACTGATCCTGAGACAGCGGGTGAACGATGCGCTGCGCGCCACCCTCCTGCGCTACGCGGCCGGCCCCGATCTCGATAACCTCGCCGCGTTTTATGGCGTCATTCGCCTGGCTGGCGAAACCGATGCAGCGCTGCAGGGCAGGACGATCGACCGGATCATGGGCAGCAGCTCTGCCGGCGGCGCGTTCTGGTACCGCTATCACGCGCTGTCCGCTCACCCGGATGTGCGCGATGTGTCGGTGAGCTCCCCCGCCCCGGGCGAAGTGTTGGTGGCGGTGCTGAGCAAGACCGGCACGGGGCTGGCAAGCGCCGCGCTGCTTGAGGCAGTGGACTCCATGCTGCAGAGCGACACCGTGCGGGTGGTGACGGACACCGTGCTGGTGACCAGCGCGGCAATCACCACGGTGCCGGTGACGGCCTCGATCTATTTGCTGCCCAGCACGCCGACGACGGTGTTCGATGGGCTGGTCTCGACGCTTGCCACTGCCTTCACCGCACAGTCAGGCCTTGGCTGGAACGTCACCCGCTCCTGGCTCATCGCCACCCTCCATGCCGCAGGTGTGCAGCGTGTGCAGCTCACCGCCCCGGCGGCCGATGTGATCTGCGACCCCATCACCGCCCCAGCCCTTGGCGCGGTGTCGCTTATCTTCGCGGGCGTTGATCGATGACGGCAAGCCGCTACGACCTGCTGCCGCCCAATGCCACCACGCTGGAGCGCGACCTATCGCGGGTCACTTCCAGCCTGGTGCGCGCCGGGGCCCCGGTGCCAACGATTCGCACCGCCAAGCGTGTGGACATCCCCGACAGCGTGGTGCCGTGGCTGGTGTTCGAGTACGGCCTGGCCGAGATCCTGCCGTATCTGACCGACCAGCGTGCAGCGATCGAGGGTGGTGTGCAGTGGCAGCGGATCCGTGGTACCCCCGCCGCGATCCTCCAGGCGCTCGGCTGGCTGAACCTCAATGGCGAGATCGACGAATCCGAGGGCGGTTCGTATCGCTGGGCGGAGTTCCAGATCGGCCTCGATGCACCGACGAGCGGCGAGGCGATCATCAGCCAGATCACGGCGGTGGCACGGCTCAGCGCGCCGGTGCGGTCACGGCTGCAGCGGATCTATTCGGTCTACGACTTCCGCCGCTTCGTGCTGGACGACAGCCTGCTGTCCGATGGCGCGATTCTCAGCGATCACAGTGGCGTGCGGCCGCGGCCGGACTGGCCGCAGATCAGCTACGGACAGATCCTCTCCTCCTTCGTGTCGGTCGACTCTTCGGTGTCGAGCGGACGGACTGAGGTGATCCCCAGGTTGGTGGAGGCCTACCGGCTGTTCCGCTACGACCAGGACCAGTGGGATGAAGGATGGCATCCACTGAGCCCTGCGGTTCTGCTGACGACGCAGGAAGGTGTGAGCGCTCAATATGAAGGCCAGATCTGGGGCGCGTTCAGCTGGCTGCAGAATGAGACCTGGCCTGATGTGAACGTGGTGGTGAGCAGCTCGATGACGACGGAGGAGTCTGACCCAGGCGGCGGCTCTGAGCTGGGGACAATCCTGCTGCACATGGACGGCAGCAACAACAGCACGGTGTTCGCCAACAACGGCACCAGCGGTCTTGCTGTGACGGCCTATGACGGCGCGAAGATCAGCACTGCGCAGAGCAAGTGGGGCGGGGCCAGCGCTGAGTTCGATGGCGTCGACGCATACCTGCAGATCGCAGCCAGCGAAGCGGCGATCGGCGCCGGCGACTTCACGATTGAATGCTGGTTCAGGACGAGGCAGAACGAAGACTGGACGCCGATCTTTAGCCTGTACCCAGAATTTGATACCCATCGGCTGTTCATTGTCGATGGCCAGCTCTACCACATGGTCCAAGACGAGGTAGCTATACCCGGCCCGCAGGTTTCAAACGATGTCTGGTATTACGTTGCTGTAACCAGAGCAGCAGGAACTGTAACGCTGTTTCTTGATGGCAATCTGGTGGATGAGCCGGTTGAGCAATACATTGACCCGGTTGATACGGATTGGTACTTTGAACCCTCTCCCATTGACATAGGAAGAGACGACTTCCGAGGCTATCTCGACGGCTTCGTCGATGAGTTCCGTCTCAGCCCATCGTCGCTCTACGCCGTGGGCACCGACGCCAATGCCGGCAAGATGGTTCTGTCAGGCACCAACACCCTGGCCCTGCCCACCGGGCCGTTCCCCGACGCCTAGTCGGTGACAACAGACTGGGCAGCTATCCTGGAAGGATCAGAGCGACACCATGGCGCCAGTCTTCTCCATCAGCGGGCGCATCGCCCTGGCCGCTGCCATCAAGGCGAGCACTGCTCATCACCTCGCATGGGGCAGCGGCAACACAGCATGGGGGAGCAATCCCCCCGCGCCGCCAGCGAACAGCACCGCTCTGCTGGCCGAGGTCGGCCGTCGCCGCGCCACTGCCGTGGAGTTCTGCACCCCCGACGTCAACGGCCCCATCTCCGTGACCGAGGGCAAGTTCTCCACAACCAACACCCCCACGCAGAACCTCTACTTCAAGTTCCACTTCGACTTTGAAGATGGCGTCGGCAGCACCATCCGGGAGATGGCGATCTTCCTCAACACCGTGCTCGCCGCTGGCGTGCCGAGCGGTCAGTTCTACCTGGCCCCGT